CTCCGTCCACGGTGGAGGCAACTGCGCCGTGGAACCGCATAAACGCCAGGATCGGACCAGTCCGAGGGAGATGTTAATCTCCTAAGGACCATGCTCCAGACATTGGAATCGACGGTTAAGTCCGTCGATCTCAAAGACCAGCCTCGGATCTCGTATCGCATCAACTTTACGTTGTAGCGCACGGGATTCATTCCGGGCTGGTTAGTCCTGAGAGGCCGTACAAGAGTTAGTATGCCAATTTTCCGATTTGTGATCGGTAGTTGGCCTATTTTACTCTCTACGAGGCGAGCCAGATGACTCGCCACTCTCTGGTACCCGCGTAAATATGCTGAGTTTGATAGCTCAACATACGAAACGAGTACTTTGGCATTCACTGTACGATGATCATCATACACCTTCTTTATTCGAAGGGGTGTGACATCGACGCCTTTAAAAGCGTCGCATCCGCAGGATTCTCGGAAGAATCCTGCTGTACAGCACTTAGCCTCGTTGAACTTAAGTCCAACTTGGGGTAGTGCTTGCAGTACTGCAGCATAGACTTCGCTGCGTACGATGATGTCATCGCCATATACGTAAACCGCCGCTCGGGCTTTCTGGGCCCTAGCACGCGCACCCCTCACGGGGTTCGTCTTGCGGTCTGCGCATATAATCGAGGCTACGGCAAGTGCGTAGAATACTACCGCCTGTATGGGAAAGCAGAGATTGCTCCCCATTGGCGCGAACTTCTTTAAACGCACAATCTGGCCTGATGGAAGCTTCGTGCATCCACTCCTAGTGGCTAATAAGGCCTCTAGAAGTTTCGGCACGCCGCGGAATAACTCCGCGACGAGCCATACGGATACACGATCAGACGCTTCCTTCATGTCTAGTGTGACCCACTGTTGGTTCAATGAACCCTTTAGGGCTAGACGACGGTTGACTTCTTGGCTCGTGAAATTCACGTGCCCTTTAGTCAAATGCCATCGTTCAAGGTGTTGCCTTACGGCATTACCTAGTCCCTGCTGGATCCACTGGATTTCCAATGGTTCACACGAGATAATTCGAGGACCTCTACTATCCTTCGGGACGAGCACGACTTTCGCCGTGCCCTCGTCTAGGACCTCAAGGTCTTCATATAGATGCCATCGGTCGGCAACAGCACTTAGACTGTATTCAAAGTACTCCGTGAAGGGGTACACTTGTTCTACAGTTTTATAGATGCGTTTGAAAACATGTTTTTCATGATTTCTCTCGCCTGTTGCCACAGCACCAGGCCCATGTTTGGGCATGATGTCTGTTGGGTCGAATGACGCGAAGATGTCGCGGATCAAATCCGCTGCTACTTCGAGCCACTCTAGATCGATATTACTGGGCTTATTGAGCCCCGCATCGACCGCGACAAACTCTTCCAGAAGATCTCTCTTCTGGTCGGGCGTCGCGGGAATCTCAAGCTTGTATATCAGATATGCAAGCTGCCGTAGCGCACTGAGAAACTCCGTATCAGCTTGAGGGTCGACTAGACCCTCGGGAGTGATAACCATCTTGAAGAAGTACCGAAAAAGATTCGGTGTTCTTCGTCCTTTCTGCTTTCTAAAGGCAGTCGGGATTGTGAATGGTTCATCTTTGGAGAGGCACTTGTCAAGTGCCTTTCCTAGAAGCGGAAGGCTTTTCGTCAAAAACGATAGGCCCTCAGCATCAACACGACGTCGAATTGAATCGATATCTTGTTGTGACTCCTTAACTGGAACACGTAGCTTCTCAGCTATATCAGTGTACAGGTCGCAATAGAGGGAGAGATAAAGCTCTCTCCGCTGGGCTATTATGGGAACCATAAGGTAAACCCTCCTAGCAACAGCGTATCCATTGCGTCACACACTGAGCCTCATACCAACTATGGCTAGTCCTACTTATCTTTCTTGCGAAAGAGGTTGACTAGCTGTATCATAATTGGCACACACCACCTAATGAGACTGCGTAAAGCAGAATCACGACGGCGCCTATTGGCGCCGCATACCTTTGGCTTACGCCTAGGGTTCATTGTTCAGGAGTTTATCCGTGTATCCGGCCGTTCCAATAAAGGAAACGAGACGGGCAAGGACATCCTTGATCTGAGCAACCGTGATTGTCTCACGGGGCGCAGCTATCACTAGCTGCACTGAGGCTGTGACATCCGGGGCAGGCGCAGTGCCTGCAATGGATTCGTCCAGCCGGACGAGGTGGCGGTCTACCAGTACTCCTGACACCGTTGTGACCTGATGAGAAATCGTCAGGCCACGCGGAGCATCAAGAGCCGCGGTAGCATCCGAACGAAGGGCCTTACGGCCCTCAATCGAGATGAGTGAGTACGTCTTAGACGTGCTCGTACCAGCCAGCGTGATATCAGTTGGATACATGCTGTAGCTCTATTGTGGTTAATGTTATGGTCTAGTATAGCCGTTATGGCTATTTTGGCATGCTCGGCGGGGTCCCTATGCGGGAACCGTTAAACCAAGCACGTAACTCAGCGGCATATCTGCTCCAAGCCAAGTAGTGGTCATTTTGCATGACCATTTCCTCAACTAGGTGCTTCGTGTCTCTGAGTGACTCCTTAATGTAGCGACGAGTCGTCTCTTTGCGCTGTTTCCAGCGCGCAGATAGGTTCTTCGCTACCAGGAGATTACTCCGGTATTCCTTATGTGTCATAAGATAAACATGATGCATTTGGTATTCCCGGAGTAGCCTAAGCTAGACCGGTATCAGAAACGTCTATCGACGTTTCCAATGGGTTATTCCATCCATCCGCAGCACAATCAGGGATAGGCCTAAGCCTACCTGATTAGCATTGGGTGTATGGACCGATAGTGAGTCCCACAGAGATGGTATATCTCTGCGTCGCTCGTAGTATTCGTAGTCCCGGTAGGCAATATCCGTGAGGATTTTGCCGTCCCAGTTCCAACGAAGACTGATTCTCCACCCGTACTTCAGCGAATGGCTGAAGTCGTGGATAACTATGGGAAGAGGATCCAATAAGTGATCCTCAACACTCCTGATCATGTCGCCGATGTTGACGAACCAGTCAACAACGAACGAAAATGGTAGCGCCTCCCAAAGGATGCTGCCTACCCGATCCACGCCGAAGGCATGGATTAGACCACGGAGTTTACCTAGCTGACCCTGTAGAGCACTAGCATCGTATGTATACAACATACTAGCATGGTACCGAGGACGTGACAGCCAGTCACGCCTACGTTCTAATGTATGCACTGTGCACCCCCATAAGTTGAGGGGCAAGGCATTTAGTCCGTATACGGGTAGAGTTATGTAGTTGTCGATCGGCCGCGCATAGTGCGCGACTCTTCGCTTTCCTGCATTCTCTATCAGCTTAGATAAGCGATTGGAGTACTGCTCAATGAGAGCAGCCATCTTCTTCGCGTCTGAGATGGTAGGTTTAATCGCGAATTGCCACGCTAAATTAGCGGAAGCAACAAGTGATGCTAACCTGCGAACATCGCCACTCGCCTTCTTCAATAAAGGCGGGATGAGCTCTTTGAGAGATTTGAGCCGCTTCTTAGCGGTTCGACGACGTTTGGAAGAGCCCTTACGGGCCTCCCTTTCGGCGCGGCGGAATTGCCGGTCTCTCTCGCGCTCGGCGTGTTCGGCACGTCGATTTGCACTTTCGTGCATCTGACGCCCAGACTCAGCGAGTTCAGCTATGAAGTTAGGAAGCAGCAGGCCCTCATCGAGGGACGGCCGCATCCGCTTCACAGCTTCGTATGACGACTGTTTCCAGTCGAATGTATGATTAGGTGTAATCGGAACGTTTAAGTTTCCGACAGACCCCGACCCAGCCAATACGGCTCGGTAGATCGTCGCGCCCGTTAGGACGCTCCGATAATCAAACGTGTGACTAACATCCTTCGGATACCAGGACTTTATGACCTGGCCATCTGCGGACGCATACCAAGTTCGCACCTTTGAATGGGTGCAAGAACCGCTCTTCCGCTTTAGCGGCTTTTCATCAACAATAGTCTCGACGAGACTATCATAAGTGAAGGCCGCATACGCAGTTGAGCCGGTTCCGAACGGGGCCTGAAGCTCTTGACGAGTTTCAGTCCCAGCCGGAATCGTGGCTGTCACGGTACGAGTTCG